GTGAAAACTGGATAGCATCGTTTGCCTTCGGCATACAGTGCTTCAATCTTCTCAACACGTTCCCAGACTTCTTCCGTAAAGGTCACACCTTCCGGGTAATCTTCAGTAACGTCAGCAATCAAGTGACGCTTCTTGGTTTCAGCCCATGGAAAGCCCATCGAGGTGTTTGTGTTCATCTTATCAATGAACTTTACACCCGGTAGACCATTCACACTAGCACGGCGGGATAGGAACATCAGTTCCTTCTCCCAACCCGCAGGAAGTTCCCGCAGGATATCTGCCGTAAAACTAGCCACACACGCATCAAGCGTAGTGCGGCGATAGTTCACAGTAGGTTTCACCATTTCCACGACGTTCTTTCGCCATGGTTCCCAGCCTTCCATGGCTGGTTTTCCAAACCCACATTTGTAAGCAAAGTGTTCCTCCATCACTCCTTGAAGAGGAGTGGCGCACACCTTACTCTTAGGGGCTGGTTTGAATCCCGCAAAGGATCCATAAACATTGGCATTACCTTCAGGAAGGTAACGCACAATGCTCTTGTGGTGAGGTTCTGTAACCACACTCTTCTTCATGTGGAGATCAAGCATAGGCTCACCACCACCCTGTACAACAGCACAGGTTCCAGATTTTTGCGCAATCTGTGCGCACATAGCCTCAACATCAGCCTTGGTCACACACACGTTGACACACGTTTTATTGTAGCCAGCAATGTGTAGACCATAAATGACAGGGCCTCGGGGAGTGATAGCCACAGCAATGGCACCACAATCACCCTTCATGGTTGTTCTTGGAGCAGTGCCCATAGAGACAGGGATGGGTTTCTCAAGCCCTTCCAAGCTCATCTGAGCATCATACTGCAAGTTGTAGATCTCCTGGCGTTCCAGGTGGCCTGTCTCAAGACGTCGGAGCACAACGGCACGTGTAAACATGCGTGCGCTACCAATGTCCCAAAACTTCATGATGTCCTTGGCCGCAGGCAAACTGCGCGTCTCAAAGACACACATGTCGATCTCATCATTTCTGACAAGATCCTCCTCATGGAGAATAAACGACATGTTTGGGGTAACTCCATCAGCCACAAGCGCTTTCACGATCGTAACGTGGTAAATACCCACTCCCTTGAGCATGGCATGATTGTTAATCATACACAAATGCCCCTTCAGAAGAACCGCACAATTTGTGCGAACACGGTTTTCACCGTTCTTCTGGTAGCGGATCGTCACTTGGACACAATTTGCCGCAAACCAGGATTCCACCTTTTCAGGTGTTGCCCCAGCTAAGCTCAGTACCGCAGGAGGAAGGTCAAACTTCGAAAGTTCAAGTGTGGGATTATACCATACATTCCGAGATTCTTCCTTCTCAAGTTGCGTCTCAGTTGTGCTGTAGACGTTTCCTTGTTG